AGCACTCATGGCTTATCGTCCTTTAGGGATTATCAGGAAACGTTATTCGAGCCGCCGCTGCCGGGGTTGTCGGTTGCCCAATTGATCGCGCCGCTGCCGACCGCGCCCGCGTCGAAGGCGCCGCCGAGGTCAGCAGGACCGCCCGCCTTCATATCCAGCATGGTGAATACATCGGCGCGGGAAAGCGGCTCAAAGGTCGGGCCGTCGAAAGTCCCGCTGTAAGCAAGGGTCGCGCCCTTGTTGCCGCTGGTGATGTTGTCGGTCAGCGTCGGGCTGCCGCCGATGTTGTATGTATCGGCAATATTGCGTTCAAGGCGATGCGTTCCGCTGGTCGTGCCGTTCGAGCCGGTGCCAAGCGAAAGCTGGGCAATGTTTCCGGTCAGGTTAGCATCCGACTGGATCACCGTATTGTTAAGCGCCACGCCGGTCTTGCAGTTCTCAACTTGGATAGGCCAAGTGCTCCCCGATGTCACAACTACGTTCCCGATAAGGGTCGGAATGAAGAAAAACCCGCTATCGACGCCGCTTGCCTTGTAGTCACTGAGGAAGATGCCTTGACCCAAGCCGCCGCGCGCCGTGCCGGGGAAAAGGATGTTGCGCGAGATATTGAAGATGCAGTCGGCCTTGGCGGTGTTGGTCGCCACCCCACGGATGGCATCCGGGTGCGGGGCGGCGCTGTCGGTCGATAGGCCAACGCAGTCCGATATTACGTTATCGTTGATGTTATAGGTCACGACATACCCGGCTTCTGTCGTGCTGCCCGCAGGAGAAGTCGTAATCGCATCCGAGTAGTAGTAGCGAATACGGTTTCCAGAAATTGTCCCGACCGCTGCCGCGCTCTGGCTGACTTTCATTACAACCGCCGAGCCGCTCCACTCGATCAGATTGTTCGTGACCGTGATGCTGCCGACCGCGTTGTCGTTCGATGAACTGGTGCGGACCAGGCTAATCCCGTTGTTCGGGTAGTTCGTGCTGGTGGCGTAGTTGCCGTTTGGATCGCCAGTCGCGCCACGAATATGGCAGCCATCAATGGTGATGCCCGCTGCGTTGTTGGCAGTCTCACCGATGATGTTAAACTTCGGCTCCGCAACCGCAGTCGTGCGCAGGCGACGGAAGGTAACGTTGCGCGTGCCGCGAAGGCTGAACTTGTCAACGTCCGCATAGGTCGAGGTATCTCGGCAGTAAATTTCCAGCCCGCCAAAGTCAGCCCGGCGAAGGCGGGTCGCTGTGCCGTCAACGCCGGTCGTGATCGTTGCGCCGGGGCGAATGGCAATCTTCTTGCCCGAAATTGTAGCGGTGCCCAGCGTGATAACCGTGTCCCATTCGCTGGTCTGGCGAACGTCCCACTCGTTAGTGGCAATCGTAATGTTGACTTGCTGGCCGTTGTCCAAAACCAGCGCGTAAGGGCCAAGGTTGAGGTTAGCCGTGTCGCCAGCGGCAGACGGGACGATATAACCGCCAGTAATGGTCCAGTGCCCGGAGGCATCGCCGCTGCTGATAGTGGTGCCAGCGACCGCAACGCCGCCGTGGCCCGCAATGGTCAGGTTGCCGAAAGTCGTTTCAACCGTTGACGGGGCAGAAGAAGCCCCGCCCCTTGACATCGCGTAATATATTAAGCGCCGCTTGCGCTTGGACCATTCTTCCATGCTCAAACAGCCTTCCGGAGACGCCCGCGACGGGGCTTTGCGGGAGCGTCGTCAACCGGCTCGACCGCTTCAAATTCAGGATTGCCAGCGATGCGGGGGCAATCGCACTCCGAAGGCTCGCGGCCTTCAAACGTCACACCGCTGATAGTGATGGAAGTGCGGCCATGCGTATAGGTGCCGATAAAGCGATACAGCATGACCGCGCTCCTTTTACGGGGTTACGTAGTGAACGACGAGCGTTGCGGTGCCAGCAGCGAAGGTCGCACTGGCGGCAACGATGGTGCCGATCACAACCGTCTCAGCGGTGATCGTAACCGGGCCGTCCTTCAGGGTGCCGTGCAGCGGCAGCAGAGTGCCACCTTCCGGCAGGTAGTCAGTCACGGCATCGCCAGTGCGCGGGCCGAAGTTGCCAAAGGCGTCCGGGTCCGTTGCGGTGCCGATGTCCATGTCGAAGGTTTCGGCTGCGTTGGTGTCGATGTCTTCAATGCGAAGATGACCGCCAAGCACAATCGCGCCCTTCGGCAGACGGCAAAATTCTACCGTATCTGCAATGGTCGGGTTTACGGCGAAGTCATAAGACCCGTAAGCAACGCACAGTTGCCCGCCGCCGCCGTTGCTATAAGCCGGGAAGGTCGAAGCCGCCCGGTTGTTCGTCAAGTTGTATAAAACTGCCATTTTACGGCCCTTTCAAAAGGGGGCAGACCGAAGCCCGCCCCCAAAAGTTCAAGTTACGGATTTTCAGCCGCAACAGCCGTCAGGATGGTCGGCGAACCGGTCGTGGCGAAGAAGCCGGTCACACAGCCGTGATCTTTCGTGTCGTCGGTATCACCAGCACCCGACCCGAAGATGATCTTGCGGACGCCGTAGATGCCTTCGATGGCGACGCCCTTCTTGTCTTCGTAGTCGAAGTTCTCGGTCACAGTGCGCCAGCGCTTTGCGTAAGCGATGGCAAGCGCCTGAGCGCCGCACAGGTAAACCGGGGTGACTTCAGCCGTGCCGCCGTTGCCGAGATTTTCGTAGATCGGCAGGTTGTCAGTTTCCTTGACAATCACGCCATTCCAGAAAATGTCGCCGCCTTCGAACAGCTTCGAGGCTTCCATCTGCACAACGGTCGAGGCCAGAACTTCGGTGTCCAGGCTGTCACGCAAGTCCTTGAAGGCGTGCGGGTTGGCGAAGGCAACGTAGTAACGCTTCCCGTTGCCGGGGTCGCGCATCGGGCGAATCTTCGGGTTGCAGGTCTTGGCCTTCAGCACCATGCCGTCCAGCGCCGTAGCGTTGAACTTGTCGCTGGTGGTGTCGAGCTGGGCAAGGTCCGCCGACAAGTCGGTGCCCGAACCAACGCCCGCGCCGAAGTAAACGCGGTCAAGGTTGTCCACCAGCCAAGCGTCACCAATCGCAGCGGTGCGATCGACAAACTTGGTGCCGTTGAGCGAGCCCAGCGCCTCGATGATGAGGTCGCGGGTGTCTTCCATCGACCAATCAAGCAGGGTAGCGCGGGCAGCGTTACGCAGGTCGATTGCCGACTTGACTTCGCTCATTTCAGCGATGCGGACAGCGTTACGGCGCTTATCGACATAGATGCGCATGGAGCGCGAAGCCATGTCTTCTTCGTTGCCTTCCAGCGTCGAAGTGCCGGTAACAGCGGCGTTGTTGAGGCGGTTAACGAGGGCGATGGTGATCGAGTCACCGGCCTTCTTGGTCAGGTCTTCCTTGACCTGGATAACCGAGGTTTCAGTCGTCCCCATCAGCGACTTGAAGCCGCCGTCATGAAGGTATTCCTGGAAGAACTTGTCTTCCCACTGCTGGACCACCAAACCGGTGGCGGGAGTCGTATCAGCCATTTCTAAAAGTCCATCTATTGCAGCGCGTTAGGCTGCTTGTTGGGATGCAACGTCTCGCGACGTGGCGATCTGATTAGCCCAGCAACTCGTTGATCGACTTCGGCCCGGTCCAACCTGGACCAGAGCGGGAGCCGACATTGCGGGCGGTTGAGAGTGACGGCGGGAGGCCGATTGCAGGGGCAGGGATTGCCTGCTGTTCTGCCATCAGTTCCTCGCGCAGTTTGGCCTTCAGCGTTTCGAGGTCAGTCGCCCCAAGCTCTTCCATCGTCGCCGCGTTCTTGGCGATCTGGTAAGCCTTGCCCCACGGGTCGGGGTCACTAAGGGCCTGTTGTGCCAAGGCAGGGTTAAGTTCGGCCATCTGAAGGAACTTGCCCTTCATATCGTCGAAGTCCTGCTTCTCGCGGCGGTTGAGCATTTCCGACATGTTCAGCACGGCATTCATATTTGCCTGCTGCACTGCGGTGGAAACGATATGTCCGCCGTAAGCCTGTTCGTCCTCCCATATTGAGGGAGGCGGTGCAGGTGGTTCCTTGGGTTGCTGTGCGGCCTGAATTTGCTGCTTAAGAGCTTCCAGTTCCTGCTCAAGCCTCTGGCGCTTTTCCCGTTCCTCTTTCAGCCCCTTAAACGTCTCGGGCGGCAGTCCTTGGTTGGTCGGCGGCACCTCTGCGGC